CGCAGGCGTGAAGTCTTCTTCTTATAGCCTGGGGGCCGCAGGCTTTCCTGAGACCGTTGATAAGGCGAATGTCCTTGACTACATCGTGGACTGCGGTTCCGTCCTCGATGAGCAGAACGTCCCTGAAACCGGTCGATGGATACTTATCCCCATCTGGATGGCGGGCCTCATCAAGAAGTCCGACCTGAAAGATGCCTCCCTTACGGGAGACAACACTTCCATTCTGCGGAATGGAAGACTGGGGCAGATAGACCGATTCACCCTTTACTCCTCGAACCTTCTCCCCACGGCAGTTGATGGAGTGACTTGCTACAAGTCGATGTTCGGCCATCGAAGTGGGCCTTCTTTCGCTTCTCAGATCACCGAGACAGAGACCCTTCGGTCTCAGGATGCCTTCGCAGATATCGTGCGAGGGTTGAATATCCTGGGGTTCAAGGTTCTCAAGACTGAGAGCGTTGGAATTCTGTATTGCCACAAATAACCTTTAACAGGCCCGCTACCACGGGGGCCTCGCTTAAATCTCTGTAAAGGAGGATAAAAAGATGGCTTCAACAATCGATCTCAGAAAAGAAACGGTGGGCGTTGTTCCCTCAAGCGGGATCAGGGCTCATGCAGTCATCGAAATCCCCGTCGATTTGACGAAGATTACCGGTGGTCTCGTAAACGGGAACACCTACCAGTATGGAGTAATCCCGGCTGGATTCGTTCTCAAGTCCGTTGGCATCCGTGTCAAGACTGCAAGCCTCTTGACCGGAACTTCGACCTTGAACGACGGGTCGATCACTCCCCTTGCGGCTCAGATTATGAACGCAATCGGGATGTTTTATGGCACGACCTCCTTGCCGAAGTATTATAAGGTCGCCACGACAATCGTTGGGCTGATCGCAACGGCGGACATCACCGGTGCGATTTTCGATGTGGTGCTCGAAGGGTATATGCTTACCCCAGAATAAACCTCAACCGGGCCGCCTCGTGCGGCCCGCATTTTTCACATCTTTGGAAGAAGGCCAACTCGCCAAGATGAAAGGAGGAAAAGCAAATGGGCAGACGAGAACAGATGACCATTGGTGAACTCACCATCACCAAGGGTATTAAAACAGGTGTGGCTGGAATGATTCGGAAAATGGTAAGGGCTTATGCAGGCGTTCCGGCGGCTATCGTGGCGAACCGGTTTGTAACTACGGTCGTCATGGGCAACAAGGCATATACCATCGCAAACTCCGGTCTTCCAGGAGACGGACTTGCTCATAACGTGACCTGCCTGCAAACGATCACAGATGCCTTAGAGGATACCAATGGTATTCTCACCGTTACCGGCTTCGACATTAACGGCAAGATCATCACCGAGGTTATCATCCCGAATGGCGGAGCGACCGTTGAGGGATTGAAGGCTTTCGCAAAGGTCACTTCCATCGTGGGTTCTGGATGGATAGTGGACACGAACCCGGATACCATCGTCATCGGTTTCGGTGAAGTCGTCGGTCTCCCCGACCGCCTCTCCGCAACGACCGATGTTCTGTTGGTTGGTTTCAGCACGGCAATCGTAAACGCCCCCACCGTCGTCATCGGAGACGAATTGTGTGAAAACACGGTTCTTGTTCCGACTGGCGATGCCTCGAAAAAACTCACGGTGGTCTATCAGTCTTAACAAGGGGGAGGCTTCGGCCTCCCTTTTTTCAAATGGGGGCGACTATGAATACGAAGGAAATCCTCACTTCGACGAGGGTGGATAAACTCGATGACGTGAAGGGATACGGAAAAGGATATGAACTTTGGAAAGACGAAGAACTGCTTCGTCACCTGAATTTCATTTTGAACGAATGGTGCAGGCAGACCCTTTGCTTTCGAGATTCCTCCACCGAAGCTATCTGTAAAATTTCTCTCCTTGCCAATCAATATATCTTTCCCATGGATTCGAGAATTGTCGCCCTTCACAAAGGAAGACTCCTGAGTGGATGGCCGAATATTGAAATCAAAGATGAACTCTGGCTCGATGACAATATCTTTTCATGGGAGACACGGGTGGGCGAACCTCGCTATCTCGTGCCCGATTACGAAGCGGCAAAGTTGAGAATTGTTCCCTATTTCAATTCGGACGGCTATTTCTCCGGGCCGATGACCTTTGCGACGGCGGATAAGAGCATCACAAAGGCGGGTGCAAACTTCTCCACCTATCTTTCAGTCGGTAATCAAGTGGTCATCACCGGCACTACCGCTAATCAAGGAATGAAAACCGTGGTCACGGCCACCGCAGATGCCTTTACGGTGAGCGAAGCTGTCACGGACGAAACCCCTTCTGCGGCAATTATTCAGAAAGTTAGAGATACGCTGTGGCTCTCTACCTCTCGGTTGCCGCTTATTCAATTATCCCTTGCAAATTGGGAAACAGAATCGCCGGAGATCAATTTTGATTATCACCCGAAATTGATCGATGGAATTCTGAGAGAGGCTTACTCGAAACAAGATGCTGAATGCTATGACCCCAAAGCCGCAGATAAACATAGGATTTTATTTGAAGCAAGCAAGGTTCTCGCTAAAAAGGAGAAGTATCGGCTGAGACATTCGAGTCGTGTTCTCAGGCCGCACCCAGGAGCGATGTGATGGTTGAACCCTGGATAGATTTCAGAAATTATCTTGGTGTGAACAACATGGCCGATCCCCTGAGAATCCCGGTCGGAAAGGGTGGGACATATCTTGAGGTCGGCGAAAATATCGACATCGACGATGACAAGATGATACATCGCAGAAAAGGGTTCGATCCTGTCGTATCCGGCGATGTCCATTCGCTTTGGTCGAATGGTAAGGTTTGTTTCTTTTGTGAGGAAACAAACCTGAAACGTCTGTATGAGGATTATTCCACCGAAACCATTCTTGGGGGGATCAATCCCGGAGAACGGATGAGTTTTTTGGATGTGGCCGGAACGATCTATTTCTCAAACAAAAGCATTGTCGGATATATCGAAGATGGGAAACCACATCCATTTCCTAACCCGGACTTAGCCTTCAAGAAAAAGATGGTAGGCGGTCATTTGATCGAGCTTTACAATTCGAGACTCTATTCGGCCCAGGGAGCGAAGATATTTTTCTCCGACGCAACGCAACCGATGAGGATGGACACGAGGAAAAATTTTCTTCAATTTAACGGTTGGATTACGATGCTCAAGTCTGTCAAGGATGGACTTTATGTTGGGGCCGGAGAGGATGTTTTTTTTCTCCTGGGGGATGATCCTCTTCTCCAAGGGGGATTTGTTTATGACAGAGTTACAGATAGTAAGGCACTCGAAGGTTCTGCAATCACCGTCGAAGGAGAAGACATTGGCCCAGGTCTTCTTGGAAAGACGGTTTTGTGGGCCTCGGAAGATGGTATTTATCTTGGTCTTCCCGGCGGTCAGGTTAAAGAAGTGACCAAGGGAACCTATGGAGTTAAAGACGGCGAAAAAGGCACGGCGATCTACAAATGGGATCGTGGCTTCGGGCAATATCTTTGTCTTTACGAAATGGTCGAAGGAACTGGTGGCGGTGAATTAAATCTCACAATGCCCCTGCCATCCATTGAGATGGTAGGTCATTAAAAGGAGGGAACGAAAAATGGCTGAAAAGTATTCGACTGGTTTAAGAAATTGGTTACTTGGCGGGAAAGACCTGCGGGAAGCCTTTGATGATTTTATAATCAGAATCTTCTCCGGTTCTACCCCATCGGATGCAGATCAAGCAGAACCAGGTTCAGGTTCGCTTCTCTGCACCATCACTAAAGCCTCCGGGGAAGTCCTTTCCACGGAACTTTCCGTTGCAAAACAGGCATCCATGGACATCACCGTGGCGGGCGTGGGTGCGACAGTCATTGTGGCAATCAATGGCGTCGATTACACCTATCTCGTGCTGGCCGAAGACGATGATCTCCGAAAGGTTGCCCGGAAGGTAGCTCTCATGCTGGAAGGTATCCCTGAGCTTCATGCGGTCGCCCATGGAACGGCAGGCGGAGACGGAAAGGTTGCGGTTAAAAGTTCTATCCAAGGACTTACCTTTACCATCGCAAAGGGTGGTGGAGGAGGCGGCGGGACGGCGACCTGGACAGTCACCGATAACACGATTGCCAACGTCCGAAGCGATGCTCTTCAATGGGGAACACCATCGAACGCTCAGATGGCAAAACCTTCTGAGGTTTGGTCTGGGGTGAATGTCCTCGGCGGGACGGCGGCATGGTTCAGGATCGTAAGACCCGATGATACCGGAGCCCTTTCGACAATATCCAGAAGGATTCAGGGGGCCATCGGAACAAGCGGGGCCGAATTGAACCTGTCCAACATCAATCTCGTGATAGGGGCAACGTTGACAATCGACACGGCACTTTTCAACTTGCCAGTCAGTTAATGGAGGTAGGCTATGGCGGTTACTGCGATCCTGAGCAACCACTATAAGTATCAGCTTGCAAAAAAACTGATCGACCTTTCTGCCGATGGTATTCGTGTTTGTCTGGTTCGTAGCGGATATAGTTTTAATCCAGATAAGGTCGCCCAAAAAATAAACATGAGAACGAATTCGGGAGCGATCTCGATTACGTTCTCTACATCGAAAACGATTTCGAGAGGAACCGGATCATGGCTGACCGATGGATTCATTCCAGGGAATAAAATTTTAACGGACGCCTCTCTCAATCCTGGCCCATTCACCATTACGAATGTGACACAGTATGTTATCACGGTAAATGAAACGATGGTTGATGAAGGCCCGGTTGTTAAGACCGTCTCTTCGGATGATGAGATCGGAACAAATTACGGTTATACCCAGTATGCAAAAGCTCTTGCGAGCCAAGTCTTAACCGAAGATAACACAAATGATCGGGCAGAGATGACTTGTGCCGATCCTTCCTGGACGGCGAGTGGCGGAACGATAGGCCCTTCTCCGGGAGCGTTACTCATAGACGAATCAACATCGGATAAGACAGTGATCGGTTTTCTCGATTTCGGAGGCAATCAACAGGCAACAACTGGCCAGGTTTTTACTCTCGAAGATGTGGTTGTAAGGGTCTCCTGATCTTCATGGAGGTAAATAGTGGGATCACAGGTTCAGGCTCCTCTTACTGCCGTGACCTCCATGGAAGTCACGGTCAGGATCAACAACGAACTTTCTCTCACGATGCCGATGCCAGAGCTTCAAATGACTGGCTGGACGGAAACGGCTAATCTCGTTTTAACGATGCCGGTTCCACAACTTTTGATGACCGGCCTCGTCGGAGCAATCGGAAACCTCCGACTCACAATGCCAATGCCGACCCTCTCGATGTTCCAGGGCGGCAGTCTCGAATTGAAGATGCCCGTTCCGACCTTATTAATGACCGGTCTTAACGGAGCAGTTGGAAACATTTTACTTCGAGGTTTCGTTCCCTCCCTCGAAATGACCGGCTATCTAAATGAAGTCGGTGCTTTAGTCCTTACGCTTCGTCCTCCAAGTTTATTGATGACCGGCAGGGAAAGTGAGATCGGAAACCTGATCTTATCTTTAAGACCTCCGAGACTTTCCATGCACGGCCTCGCCGGAATTGTGGGATCGCTTTCTCTGCAATTAAAACCTCCACGTCTTTTAATGTCAGGATTCATCGAGGCAAGGGGAAACCTTGTTCTAACGATGCCAGTTCCTTACCTTGTGATGACTGGCGATCAATTTTTTGCGGCCCGCTATCTCAAAGGTATTGCGATGAACATGAGTCATTTCGCCGTCACAGATTATATTGGTTGCGATTTTAATAGTCTGGCATATTTCAATGGGAAATTCTTAGGGGGTGGTCAAAGTGGCATCTTCGCCCTGGGGGGAAATAATGACAATGGCACTAAGATCAACGCCAGGGCGAAGATGCCCATGCTCGATTCTTATCAAGACATTGTTAAAAAGGCAAGAGACGCATGGCTCACCTGCCGGACAGATGGACAAATGATGTTTGTGATTCAACTCGGAGAAGACGATTATTATGATGATATTTTTGAACCAACCGGTAGGGCCTACGAATATCGTGGTAAACTTCCAAAAGGGATAGACGAAAGATTTCTCGCTTTTGAAATTCGCAATGTGGACGGGAGCGATTTTGATAATAACAATCTTCGGTTCACAACCGATGCTGTCACGAGGAGGAAAAGATAATGTCAGAAGAGAACCCAACTATAAAAGAGGACATCGAAAATGTTCTTTATGGTGCTAAAGACCTTGTAACCGCAAATTTCACTTTGGCTCAGAGTTATGCTCTATCTGCTTTCGGCATGGCAAACCAGGCCCTAACGGATTTAAAGAATACCGCAGGGGCGATCTCCCCAATTCCCATTGATGTGGTGATTGATTACCCCCCCTTTGTTTTGGATGATTTCATAGGAGAACCACCCGACGTTCCTCCGTGGAATTTTATTTATCCACCAACCCCGGTTCTTCCTATCTATCTTCCCTTACCCGATGTCCCCGAAGTTCCGTTTCCAGATTTCACCGCAAAACCGCCAGACTTGGATATTCCTACTTTGCCTCCCATTGTCCCTTTCGATCCGGTTCCGGGAATTCCTGAGATTACTGACCCGGAGATTCCGCCAAAACCTATTTATGTATTGCCCGATGTGCCTTCGCTGATTCTTCCGATGATCCCGGAGGTTCCCTATCCAGCTTTTCCGACCTTCGATGCCGAACCACCCGATGCTTCAAATCTGATCGCACCGCAACCGATGATTACGGATGGTGGAAGCGAATACACGGTGATTGAAGGATTGAGGGAAAAGATTGAAGAGATGATAAGGGGAGATCGACCTGCCTTCACGGAAGAAGTCGAAACGGCGATGATAAATCGAGGGATAGAAGCGGCAAGGCAAGTCCAGAATGATACCATAGATCGAATCTCCGCAGAGTGGAGTCGGAGAAGGGCTGTTCTTCCAAATGGTGTCCTTGTGGCGGCCATCGAAGAAGCTGAATTGAATTTCTCAAATAAACGTCTCGATGTCATCCGGGATTTTGTAATAAAGAATTTTGAATTAACCCAGGCCAATGTTCACAAAGGAATTGACGGGGGAGTCCAACTTCAAGGTTTTTATGGAACAATCGCAGATGCTATCGCCCGTAGAGTCTTTGAGGCTTCCAAGGCGGCGGCAGATGCCATGATCGCTTCCTTCAATGCGGGAGTTAAGAAAGTAGAAATTCTCGCCGACATCTATAAGACCCGTGCGTCTGTTTATGAGATCATCATCCGTGCAGAGATCGGGAAGATCGAGGTTTATAAGGCTCAGATGGAGGGAGCCAGACTCACGGTCGATATGAATGACGCCCGTGTAAAAATTTATCAGGCCCAACTCGCTGGTGTCGAATCTCTGATCGGCCTTTACCGGGCGGAAATGGAAGGAGCGAAACTTTTCGTCGAAATTCAAAACGCCCGTTTGGGTGTCTATCGAGCTCAAATCGAAGGATTCATGGCGGGCATCAATGCGAAGACCGCAGAATATAGTTTGTATCGGGCGAAGATTGAAGGAGAGACCGCCAAAATCGAAGTCTTTTCTAAACAGGCTGACGCCTATCGTTCAGAGGTCACAGCAAAAGCCGCACAACTTCAAGCGAAGACCGACGAACTTAGGGCCATCGCAGACGTGAACAAATCTATTGCCGGTCAGTATGCCGCAGAGGTTGACGGGTTCAAGTCTATCATTCAAGGAGAAGCCGCAAGGATCGACGCTCTCGTGAAGGGATATGTGGGAGAGGTCGAATCATTCAAGGCACAGATTGATGGAGCCGCCGCCTTCGCAAACCTTGAAGTTAAGGTCTATGATGTAAAAATCCAGGCATTGATCGCCAAGGCAAATTTAGAGATCAAGGCCAAAGAGATTGAGATCAAAAACCTTGAAGCGGAAACTCAATTAAAGATCGAGGCCATGAAAGGTATGGCCCAGATCGCCTCGTCCCTGGCAATCGGAGCCTTGACCGCAATCCATGTCTCTGCCGGAATCGATGCGAGGGGAAGTGCATCAGAAGACATCGGTTACAAAAGTAGCAGGGATGAGAATTACAACTATAACTACGATATGCCCGTGCCAGAATAAAGGAGGATTAAGATGGCAAATAGACCTTATCAAGAGAAGGTGGATCAATTCATGGCGGATTATCAGGACAAGTTCCTTCCGACTCTCATAACCGGGTCTCCGGCGATAGCGAAGTCTCAAGAAACAACCCTTGCCGGGATGCCGATGACGAAAGAGCAAGCCCAGATCGAAAGGGATAAAATTCTTGCGGCATCCATCCATCCTGATACATTCGGTAAGGTGCTGGATGTGATGAGCGGAAAGGGAACGCCAGGGTCTCCATTTACGAATTTAAGCGGCCCGGAAAAGGCGATTCCCAATCAACCCGCCATGGGTGGCCCATATAATCCTCAGCTCAATAGACCTGCATTGCCGGAACTTTTCAAAAGGTTTGCGGCCTACAATCCTGAGATAACCCAACCCGAAGCCCAACAACTTGGTTTTCCGGCAGAACCTACTGCCTTTAACGTGGGTGGAACGACGAGTGGAACGCTCGATCAACTCAGGGCCGCCTATGGAGCAAATTATCCCGATCCTATCACCGGCGTCATTTCGGGTGGGTTCGGAAATACTTTCATGCCTACCGGAAAAGACGTAATTGACATGGAGCGTGGGCCTACCGGAGTTTTTGAAGCAGGGAAACCAGTTCCGACAGGTGGATGGGATTGGAAGGGAGAATTGGCAAAGCAAGGAACTTATTCAGCCGGGCCTGAAAGATTTTTCGTTGGCGGAAGAGAAGTTCCCGCAGGCACGCCTGGGGCCGTGAGTGGAGATCAACTTGCGAGAGAAAGAATTGGAACTGGTGGCGGATCAGCGATCCCGTTGTCTGCCATGGGAGAAGCACCAATTCCGACGGGCCGTGCCCCAGAGGTTCCAGGTTATGAGATGCCTGGCGAAATTAGAACGGCTCTTCAAGGTATCCAAAAGATTTTGATGACACCGACAGCAAGACCATGGTCTCCCCAGGGATATCTCGGAAGAGAAGGCGGTTATAGTAAAACGAAATTGAATGCCCTCGAAAACTTTGCGGGAACACTCGAAAAGATGGCCGCCACGGGAGCCGGTTATCAAACGAAGATGGCAGAGATTGGAGCGGAGAAACCGTATCGAGAAGCCATGGGTGATTATTATCGCCGGATGGCCGGAGTTCACGAGAAGGCCCTTCCCGGAGAAGAATTCGCCAGATACGCTACCGGAATGCACGCCCTTTCCGAAGCTGAAAGACCCCATGCCTTTGCTCCAAATTCTGCGGTTTACCAGGGGGCTAAGTTATTGGGTTACGTCCCAGAGAAACCGGAAGCCATTCATCCCATCATTCGAGATGTCATCAATAAATCGATGATGACTGATCCGAACACAGGAATGCAAACTGGGTTCGACATTCGGGGAGCCAGACAGAAAATTGGCTTCATGGCCCCATGGCTAAAGGCTCAGGGGATAGACATTCCAAGGGAAGCTTATAAAATGACAAGACCTGAATTCATGGCGGAACAAAAAGCCTGGGTATCGAGATTGCCCAAAAAGGAGAGAAGTAAATATACTTCTCAATATACCAATCAGCTTTGGGGAGAATACTGGGGGAAGAATTAAACAATGCCTGATCCGTTTTTGGATTATCTGCGTGAATCGGAACTGGGAAGGGGAACAATAGGGGGAACAACTCTACCCCCAATGGAACCTCCGCAGGTTGCCTTTGCAAAACCCTTAATGAGACCAGCCGCTCCTGAACCCACCGCAGAAGACCCTTTTCTTTCTCACATCCGGGGCCTTGAAACCACTCCTCCGCCTCCTCCGCCTCCGCAACGTGGAGTTCTGGGAGACATCGCTTCTTCGCTCGCTCGTGGCGTAGCGGTTGGCATTCCTCAATTCGCTGGTCAAGCGATCACTGGCATGGGAGCCTTGACTGGGATCGAACCGATGAAAGAAACTGGAAAGGCCATCACCGGATTTGCAGAAGAACTTCCAGAAAAAATTCCATTCCTTCAACCTTCGGAAGCTGAGGGCCAGGGTGGGTTTAGACGTTTTCTAACCGGAATGGGCGAGAGTCTCCCTACAATTCTGGCCGCCGCAAAGGGCGGAGCCGCCATTGGAGCCTTAACTGCCCCCGTCACCGGCTTTCTTGGCCCGACTGCGGGTGCGATTCTCGGCGGGATGGTCGGAGTTTTTGGAACATTCGGCCTTGCCGGAAAGGGTCGGGCATACGAAGAGGCCCTGGCCGAAGGTTTGCCGGAAGAGCAAGCTCAATCCTACTCGAACAAGATCGGTGCAATCGAAGGTGGGGTATGGTCTCTTCTCGCTCCTGCGGAAGCCGTAACCGGAGGGATCGCAGGCAAGTTTATTAAAAAGCCAGCCATCGATACGATCCGCAAACTTCTAACCCCAACCCTCACTCAAAGTCTCGCTGGCATGGCGACGAATGTTCCTCTCGTAACTGCCGCCGGTGCAACCTCCGCCGCACTTCAAGCCAGGGCCGCAGAGGAAGCTGGCATTCCAACCCCAACACCGGAAGAGGCCGCTTACAATTCCATTGCTCCCTCGATTGGAATTTCGATCTTATTCGGTCTCGGAACACGAGCGATGAGATGGCAAGATCGGAGTGCAACCTTCGCCTCTTTAAAAAATGAGACCGTTGATCCTCAGTTCAGGGAGAAAGCGGCATCACGAGTTTTTGCGAATTTGGGAAAGATTGACCCAGAAGTCGCCCAAATGTGGAAACGAGAAGCCGATCTTCATATCCAAGGAAAACGTCCGATCCCTATCGACGAAGATTACATGGCCTGGCTCTTAAAGAGTCAAAGAGAAAGAGTCCCGGCAATCCGTCCTTTTCATGCTCCGGCAATCCGAGAAGAAGGGGGTCTTCCTGTTCCTCCTGGCCCGTTATCGGGTGGGACGATTTATGGAGGAAGAACCGAAGAACCACAACTTCTTGTCAATAAGGCCGACCGATGGTATGGCGTTGGCCCAGACGGAAAACCTTATTTACTCACGGGAGGAGAACACGGTTATTCATCTTTGCGTCAATTACTTCTTCCCGATCTCGAAAAACCTATTCTCCAATTACCTTTCTTTCCCCCTCCTGCCGGAACGACCCCTGGAGAGGGTTTTCGGATGAAGGAGCCGGTTCAACCGAAAGTCTATGCCAGGATCGCCCAGGACTCTTACCGAGAGGTTGTCGGAATGGAGACCGATGGAAGGCCGATCCTTGGAGATAAAAGTTACAAACGGTCTCAGATCGTCCCTAAAGGGGCCACGGTCGAGACCGGAAAGGGAAGAATTGCCCCCGAAGTGGGTATTACCTCCGCCGGTGTCCTCCCCACCGAAAGACCCTCAATGCCTGCTCCGGGGGCGTTTTATCATGGAACTTCCGATGTCAATGCGAACAAGATTGTGGCTGGAGAACCCATTGAGGCCAGGTTTGCGAGCAATAAAGATTATCCTGGCTTCTATCTCACCACTTCACGCCCGCTCGCAGAAACCTACGGCAAACAAGCCGTAGGCCGTGGAGGAAAGCCGACGGTCATGGAGATCGGGATCAAGGATGGGGCAAAGGTTATCATGGAGAAAGACCTCATCAAGAGAAGCGGTCTGGCCGGGAAGGTCTCCGACATGGCAGAGGTAAGGGCAAAATGGGCCGCAGACAACGGATACGACATTATCGGTCGAGCAAGTGGGGAATTTGTCGTCCTTAATCAAATCGTCATGGAAGTGAGAGGAGCACCCCCAGAAGTAGCCCCCACGGTCACAGGAGCCCTTCCGCCGGGCGAGAAAGCGATCCCCCCTGCCGTTACCCCTCCCCCGGCAGAAAAGCCTCCTTTACCAGCCGAGACTCCTCTGCCACAGGATCAAATGGATGCCATCCGCACCGAAGGAAAGTATCTCGGAGGTTTAGGTATTGCTTTGATTCAACGGGTTGCTAATGCGATGGGGAATAAGATCAATGCCAGGAAAGGAACTGAGGTTCTTGATTATCTTCATGCCAATGGCGAAATCGAACCCCAGGTCGGTGGAGGTCGTGCGATATACCCTTATACCTTCACCGAGAAAGTCCCAAAAAAACCCTCGATTCCATTACCGGAGGGGTTGACAAAGCCAAAAAAAGGATATGGTTATATTAAGACGGATGCCGGATGGGAAGTCTATCGTGAGGGAGAGGGAAAGATCGGGATTGCTGGATCGAGAGATACCGCCAGAGAGATGATCGATGCACACATTAAGGGGAAACTTCCCAACCTCATCCCTTCTGGCGTTCCACCGACTCCGGCTCCCGCCCCGACCCCGGCTCCTGGTCAACCAGCCATGCCACTTGCGGCTGGTGGAAGACCGGAAGAGGTAATCACGCCAAAGGGCATCAAGGCCCAAACTCGGTTCAAGGTTGTCGAGGCCAATGATGTGATTACTTCTATTGATACCAATTTCAGGGACAACCCGAATTACAATCAAGAACTACAACCACGGGATCGAGACAAGGTAACTTCCATGAATCAGATCATGCGGATTTACAGCAAACTCGATCCAGAACAACTCGGAGAAAGCCGTGGGGCCGATACCGGGGCTCCCATCGTCGGGGCCGACAACATGGCCGAATCCGGTAATGGTCGTGCAGTCGCAATCAAAAAGCTCTACGAGGATGCCCATCCCAATGGCGAGAAATACAAAGCATGGCTCACCCAGAATGCGGAAAGGTTCGGACTCACCAAAGAAGATGTTGCAAGTGCCAAAAACCCGATACTCGTGCGAGAAAATACTACGGCGATGACGCCGGAGGAGCGGGTTGAGTTTTCGAGAGATGCGAACACTCCGACAACCCTGGTCATGTCCGCAGGTGAAAAAGCAAAGATTGACATGGATCGGTTGTCACCAGATGTTCTTTCCGTGTTTGCCCCGGACGAGAGTGGCAACTTGCTGGCGGCTTCCAATCGGGAATTCGTCCGAAGTTTTCTTGGTAAGATTCCGGCCAATGAGATGGGAGAATTTATCACCGAGAAGGGAGAAGGCATTGGTGGAGAAGCAAAGCTCTCCTCTCAAGGTCTTACCAGAATCAAGAATGCGATTTTCGCCAAAGCATACGGTAAAGAGAATTCAGACCTCATCACTATGATGACGGAAGACCCTGAGAACAATATCAAGAATATCACAAATGCCCTTCTCATAGCGGCTCCCAGACAAACCGTGTTGATGGATGCGATACGGCGAGGAGATCGCCACGATCTTTCCATTGCAAAAGAAATCTCGGATGCGGCACGCACTATCTCTGATCTGAGAAATGCAGGAACGAATGTAGAGGAGTATTTGCTTCAAGGGAACCTTTTCGGGAAAAACCCCATCGAGACCGAACTGATGAAGATGTTCAATGACATGAGTCGAACTCCAAGAAAAATCATTGACACCCTCGATGCTTATGCTAAAATGGTAGATGACGTTGGCAATCCAAAACAGAAAGGACTCTTTGGAGCCCAGAAGCCGCCCTCTAAGATTGACATTTTAGAAGCGGCTCGTAGAACAATCGAGGAAAAATATGTCACCCCAGAACAAAAAGGGTTATTCCCGCCCGAAGTTCAACGAATCGGTGGTGAACGAATTGATGAGACGCTACAAGAAAAACCACCCGGAGGAATTCCCGAACCAGAAAAAGCCCCTGTCGAAAGGGTATCCGTCGAACCCGCCCCAAAACCTACCGAGGAGTTAGGATTCCAACCTCCAAAACGACCAACAGAAAAAGAATACTTTGCGGCCAAAGGTGCGGGGGAAAATAAAATCGCAGAGTATGAGAAGGCATTCGTAGAATGGGAGAAGACCATCCCGGCCAACGAACCAGTCATTTTCCAAACCGATAATCACATCTACTTAATTACAAAAGACCCGGAAGGTGGATGGAGATCAACCTCCATTGATCGTAAAGACAGAATGCCGACGGGCCATGAAAGATACGATACAAAGTTTGAAGCATTAATGGAGTATAGACACCAGGAAAGGATAGCGAAGATTCCGTTTGAAGTTGAACCACTTCCTCCCCGCATAGAACCTACTACAAAACCTCTTCGTGAAGCGGTTGGTCAATTTGTTGATAAAATATCGGATGAACATAATGCCATTTCTGACCGTTTAACAGAGGAGAAAAAATGGGATGAATTAAAAGAGAATAACAAGAAGGTATCCGCTATTCTAAAAATGGATCGGATGAGAACCTTCACCGATGAAGCACTTAATGGCTCCGAAGGACTTTCTAAGTTACCAAAATGGCTTCAAAGAGAGTTTGAAGAATATCGTTCCCGCACCCCCGATTTAGGCAAAGAACCCAAGGCAATGTTCGAGGAGCCTGTCCCGATCACCGGGATGAAGATCGAGGGCGGTGCATGGCCCCCTTCTGAAGAAATCCAGTCTGCTTATGAAAAACTCGGCCATGACGAATTCATTCGCCAGGCCGGGAAGATGGCATACGGAGAAAAGGGTTTTGTTCTTGCAAGAGAGATGGCAGAAGGAAATATTCCCCCGGAATTGATGCAACGTGGCCCCAAGGGAATGACTCCGAAAGATGTCAATGAGGCAATCTTTGACATCAAAGTAAAATGGCGGGATGCTCCCGATGTTGAGATCGTGCCGACCGAAAGAGACCTCCCTCCTGGCAAAAAACTCTATCCTGGCACGAAAGGTATATTCGGTGATGACGGCAAGGTCTATCTCGTTGCCGAGAATCTGAAAAATCCTGGTGAAGCCAGAGAAGCGATCTTCCATGAGTCCGTCGGCCATTATGGACTCCCAAAGATGATGGGAGATTCTTATTTCGATCTCCTTCAACGAGTCGTCCGTGACTTCCCGAAAGACATTGATGCCGTCGGGAAGAAATACGGATTCGACATGGATACAAATATCGGGAAGTGGAAGGCCGCCGAAGAGAAGATCGCTCAAGTCGCTCAAAAAGGAGATCATCCTGGTATTCTTAAAACCCTGATTGCAACTGTCAAAGATTGGATCAGGAAGGTTTTCCCTGATCTAAAAGTTACAGATAATGACATCCGCAATCTCGTCCGCAAAGCGTCAGAACAAACGAAGAAGGGAGAAATTTCTTCCCCGGTTGATCCGATCAATGCGAAGATCGAAAATCTTCGCAGACAGGTAGGCAATCAGATCGGAGGTAATCCAAAATTAAAGGCCGGAGAGATGGGTCGCCATTGGCAGAACGAACCCTACTTTATGTTCGGAGACAATCCAATGACGGAGGGATCGTGGTGGGATTCGATCAAGAATTTCAAAAGCAAATATGACCTGGGGATCAAGGGCAACGATCTTAAGGTGTCTGAACGGTTGTATATGCTCCCCTGGCACATCGGCCAAAAGTTTGGTAACTTCCGAAAACTGATCGACGTCCAGTTAAATCGTGACGAATCTCGTGAGCAAATGAATCACGAGATGGTTCAAAAAGCCTTTGCCGAAAGCAAAACGGAAGGCCATGAATTCCTCGCCTTGCCGAAAGATCAATCCAAAGATTTGTTTAGAGTAATGATCTGGTCTGATGACCAAAATGTTTTCTTCGGGAAAATCGGAAAGCAAGGGGAGATTAACCGGGACATTGTTTCTCTACAAGCGAAGGCGAAAGAAATTCTTGGAAAAGAATTGAACGAAGATCAGGTTACAGCATATTACGCTTGGAAACGAACCATGGATAGTGCCTGGGCTAAGGTTAAAAAACAACACGAGGTAATGACCTTTGCTCCATACGAAGATCAACCATGGTATGAAGACCTAAAAAAAGGATACACCGAATTCTCGAAACTCAAACAAAGAGGATTGACGTTCAAGAATTATATCCTTGAAGAGATGTCTCCAACTCTTTTTCGGCCCGGCGGAAAATATACCGATGCTCAATTAAAAGAACTGGGACGTGCCGCAGATCGGCTCGAAAAACCAATCTCCCGCCTCAAGGAACTACGGGACGACATGGGTCGGTGGTCTTATTATGTTCCCCGTGTTCGGGAAAAGGGAGATTACGTTATCCGTGGCTTTGATAAGGAAGATAAGATCGTCGTAAGCGTCCGGGCCATCGATCAAATCCGTGGGGCCAGGGCCAGAGATCGTTTTATGAAAGAATATCCCGGATTGCGATGGGAATCAAAGTTTGAACCTCAACCCATTGAAGAGATGTATCAGAAAGTCTCCGACATCCATCTTGAGCAATTCATCAAGAAAGGTATCGACCGGGCAAAGAGAAAAGAAACGATTAGTCCAGAGGATGCAGATCATATCACCGATGCCCTCTTTGAGGCCGTGGCCGATGATCTCAAGGCCCGTGGATTCGCTTCTCACTTCATCATGCGTGAAGAGGGAGCCACTATTAAAGGTTATGAGACAGAGAATGGCCAGAAGGTTTTCTATGATTACATGACTGGCCTCTCCGGTTTCCTCACAAAACAACGAGCGGCTTTTGATTTCTTCAAATCCCTTGAAGGGATCGACCCATCCAAACAGCCAGAGCTTTTCAAAGAAGGTTCATCTTATGTCACGGATATGCTCCGCAACTCCGACCGACTCGATAAACTATCCGGCAAAGTTCGAGGGGCGGCATTCACCTGGTATCTTTCCGGTTCGATCAAGGCGGCCATGGTCAACTTCTCGCAAAACTTCGTCACGGGCGTTCCGTTCCTAGGGCGGGTTACAAAGAATCCTCTGAAAAAATACGTCCAGTCCATGAAGGACATTGCCGCCTATAAATTCAATCCAGGCCATCTCTCGAAAGAAGAGCAAGGGTTTCTCCATGAAATGCACGAGAAAGGAATTGATACTGCTCAATATTTGAGAGAGATTCGTGGCCGAATGAAAAGTCAATTTGGTGGAACACTCGATCAGATTGGCCAAGTTCTCGCAACGCCTTTCTCAGGGATGGAGGTCTTTAATCGTGAGTCTGCTTCTCTGGCGATGTTTCGGGTGATGCGATACGAAAAGAATGTGTCCTACAAGGAAGCCTTCGATGCCGCCAGGGATTATGTTTATAATACTCATTATCTCTATGGCAAATCGAATCTTCCGGCCTGGGCCAGGGGTGGGAGTCCCAGTAGCCGGTTGGCCAGAACAGCCTATACTTTTAGAAGTTTCAATCACAACTTCTTACTCTCCATGATGCAATCTCTCAAGGGGCCGGATGGGAAGATCGCTCTCGATGTGATGGGGAGGACGATGGCCTATCTAACGATATTTGGTGGAACGGCGGCTATTCCGTTCTTCGATGATCTTCTTGATGGGATGGAAAGGATGACCGGGACTCCATACAAATCAAACATGAGAAAAGTTTTAAAGGGGATCGGTGGAGAATATCTCTCCCGTTTCGGGATGGAAGGACTTCCGGCGATCCTTGGGGCAGACCTCACGGGGTCTTTAAAAATAGGCATCCCGACCGTTAGTTTCTCGGATGTTTACGGCGTTTATGGTGGGATGTATGACAAGGGGAAAAAGGCCATAGATAGTTTCCAAAGGGCAGACATCTATCGTGGCATCGAGAGTTTAATGCCTGCCTTCCTTGAAGCTCCGATGAAAGGTTATCGAATGGCAACCGAGGGGGCAACTACTCCAACCGGCAAGGTCATGTTCGATGAGGAAGGAAAACCAGTTACCTTAACGCCTGGGGAGACAGCCACCCAGGTCTTTGGATTTAGGCCGGAAAGAATCTCGGTTCTCGGAAAGGAGAAGAGATCGTTTACGAACGTTAAACAACACTATGACGACCAGCGTGACGATCTCTACTCTAAATTGAGGATAGCGAAGGGAAGCGAAAGAACTGACGTTCTCAAACAGATCAGGGATTACAACCTGGAAGTCCAAAAATATAAGGGTGTTGTCACTTCCATCACCCCAGAAATGATCCGCAATGCGTTGAAACAAAGACCTGAGAAAAAATTCATTCGGTTTGAAAATAGATAGGAGGGCATGGATGAAAGACGTTTGGATAATCTGGTTGGTTCAAGGTTTGATCTTTGTTCTTTTGATTGTGGTTTGGTTCTGGTTCAAGCGGTGGATCAATCAACAAGACGAAGAAAGGCAGGGATGGGTTCGTGAAGGTGGCCTTATCACGAGAGAGAAATATTTCAACCTCTGTAAAGACCAACAAGGTAGGTGTTCCGCCTGCGGAGCCTACCGAATTTTATTGGAATGGAGGAATGGTATGTTGGACAAAGGAGGTGTAATGTTGAAGGGAGAATATTTGGCTCTATCCAAAGAGATGACCAAAGAAATGACCGAAAATTTTTGTGAAAGGATCGATGAACTCTTCGAGCATCATCGTCAATGGGTCGGACAAGAACTAAAACTTCTAAGGATGGAAGTAACAAAAGCTCGTGAGAAATGATCGTAACACTATGGAAAAACATTCGAGAATCCTATTACGATGCTGTGCGGGCGTGGGCCTCTAATGATACCGAAATGGCGATTTTCTTTTTGGAGTTGGCGATTAACCGAACCGAAATCTTAATCATTGAGTTGAAAAAGGAGAACGACCATGGGAAGGATTCAAATCATTAAAGATGGAAGTATTCAAGGGTGGTTCGTCTCTTTTATGATAACAATAATTACTCTTGCGGCCTTCATTGCTTCTATGCTGTTCGATAAGGTATGTGATCGGTTCGCCAAGATAGGTATAGCGTGGGCAACCATTGTTATCGGCCAATTTACGGCATGGTTGGCCTTCCGAGCCTACACCGGAAAAACCGGGAATGGGCAGACGCCGCCCACTCCATGAAAGGGGGTGATAAAGTATGTGGTTACTCTGGCCCATTTTTATTCTTCTTGTGATCGCCATCATTCTCTTGATCTTTATGATTAAGAGAGACCCGAACTTCGGGAAAGAATTCGGGGAGGCCATGCTTGCCATGTGGACATCCGTTAAAGATGGCAGATTGACGGCAGAGGAAAAGACGACCATCAAGAAAGAATGGAAGGATGTCGATTGGAAATCCGCCTTCAAAGCAATCCTGAAACTTTAAAAATGACAACCATCGGGGGCGGGCGGTCAAACGTGGGTAGCTTAAAAATACTCCCCCACGGCCCGCCCCCTATCGAGGAAAAGCATGGAGGATAAAATGAAAAGAGTGTGTATTAACCCCGGTCACGGGGGAAGTCAACCGGGTGCGGTCTATGGTGATCTCTTAGAAAAGGATGTCGTTCTCACGGTTAGCGAATATGTTCTCGAAGGTCTCAAGGCTGTTGATCCCGAAATCTGGGTTGGGATGACAAGAACCTACGACCGAACCATGAACCTCCAGGAGGTTTGCGACTTCTCCAATAACATGAATGTTGATTGTTTCGTCTCGATCCATTGCAATGCCGATCCCGACGAAGATGGCCCTGGAATGCCCGAAGCAAAAGGGGAAGAGATTTGGATTTATAACTCAAGCCAGAAGGGACTCAGGCTCGCTCAATGCCTTGCCGATGAAGTGGATCGAATTTTTCCTGATGAGCCCTTTAGGGGCATCAAACAAACGAGACCGATTGGGGTCAGTAGAGACGTGGACGGGCGACCGTTCCTATACGTTGTTTCATATACGAACGCCCCGGCGTGCCTGATCGAAATTGGATTTATCGATAAATCCTCATCGGTCGAAACTTTCACTGACGAATTGACGCTCCGAAAAATCGGGGCTTTTATAGCACGAGGCATCCATGAATACCTTTCTCAACCTTCTTAAAAAAATACCGTGGTGGGGTTGGATCGCCATTGCGATTGCAATCCTTTTTCTCGTGAACTACATCTCGGCCCGTGCTCTCAACCGGAGCCTATTCAATATGGCCCTCGATCAGCTTAGGGAGGACAAGACCACTATCGTCGAAAACCTGAAAAAGGAACAAGAGAAAGATCGCCAGGCTATCGCCGAATTGGAGAGCGAGGTTAGAGATGTCGAACAAAAGAGAATCGCCGCCGAAGCGGAGTCTCTACGATTAGCGAGGTTGGTCAATGAAAAAAATGCTGAGATTAAAAAACTTAAAAAAGAGCGTGATGCTATTGTCGTTCCTACTGATCCTAACGCTCTTGCCGATGAGTTTCGCAAACGTGGCTATAAGCCAAGAGTTATCCTTCCCCCTAAGTGATGCTCAAAATATTTTAAGGACTGAGAAGGAGTGCGATTTTGACCGGCGGGAACTTGAACTGCGGAGACAGGAAAGCGACCTCAAGGATCAACGGATTGCCAATCTCGAAAAGGAATTAGACCTCGCCAAACAGGAGATCGTTTTGAAGGACAAGATTATCGAAGTCAAAGACATGGAAATCATGGCAACCAGAAGGGCATTGGCGGACATGGAGAAAGTTACGGATCGGGCGATTAAACTCTCCGAAACCGTGAAACCTAAATCAAATACTCTTCTTTATGTTATCGGTGGTATTCTCGCAGGGTTGGTCGCAGGATTAGCGATAGCACTTTAATCTTCCCAAAGACTTTTTTGTGCAGGAATGGTGGGGGCCACGGGTTCCTCGGCGTCTTCCACCCGCAGATCGGTTGACTCTTCACGGAATGGTTTCCCCGCAACGTCTTCCTGCCGGGCCTCCATCTTAACATCTTCTATCTTTGATTCTGGGAATGCCTTCTTCACCGAATGAACCTTCCGTAGGTAATCGGCGTATCTCTCCGGCTTCATGTTCTTCTCGCAGGCCCGGAGAAATTTGATCTCTTTCTCTGAATAACATATCTGCCCTGCGACCGGTTCATCAGAGAGGCAAATCGTTTCATTGAGGATTTTGGAATGAATGAGAGTGGGTTTCATACTGTCAAATTCTACAAATCATAAGAAAAAGTTGGGGCCTTCCCAGCTACGACCCTTTCGGGTCTGAGGAAGCCTTGGAAGTTCCAGTATAAAGTGAGAAAGCAACTTGTCCAAGGACATTCTCTCCGCTTACGCTTCGAGGCCATCCTTACTTCCTTTGATCCTACTTCCTTGCCGATTCTGATCCTTGCAACCTTACTGCCTGAACCTTGAGCCTTGCTCTTTAAGCGGCGTTCGCTCTACCACTGAGCTATCCCCCCGTAAGTGGGGGGGGAAGGGATCGAACCTTCGACCTAACGCTTATGCTCTGCATACCAGCAGATGGTTGTCTGTTTGCAGATGGTTGTCTGTTTGTCGATCAGACATCGCTCACTTTCCCGGTTTTCCGTTTTTTCAACGGGTGTCCTCACGGACACAATCTCTCGCTGTAAAGCCCTTTTTCTCCTTTCATTCTGATTCTACTTTGTAAAGAAATGGCAGATCATTCGGAGCATAGAGGCCATCCGGCAGAGACATCTCTAACTCTGTTTGCTGATCCGGCAAGTCTCCAAATCCTTCGAGATGAACATTAAGAGCCATGTGGAGTTCTTCTCCTGGCTCCATGGAATAAGTCTTTTGATGAAAAGCGACCTTCTGCCCCCGAAAGTTGGCGTCGATCCCGAAGGTTACTCGATCATTTGAGATGCCTAACACTTTCAACGTAAATGGCATCGATCATTCCTCCAAAAGTTCGGTGATTGCATTCACTACTTCCAAATTAGCATCGATGATCGCTGGTTCCGACCGATAGAGTTCTGTCTTGTTGTCTCGCTCTGAGGGATCGTAATACCTCCGCACCTTGACAGCGATGGTATCCCCGGTAGTCACCTTGGCCTGCCCATCCTTGAG